TTATGTAACCGCTGGAATTGTTCTGCGAGCAAATGGTTACGCCATGAGCGCCAGTGTGATTGCCGACAACAAGATCATCAGATGAAGCGTTATACGACTCAGGCGTAGAATTCCCCACGCCTACAAGGCCAGCGGAGGTGATGCGGAGGCGTTCGGTTGGACTGTTGCTGCCATCAGAAGATGTAGCGAATACAAGCCTTCCTGGCATGTCGGAGGTGTCGCCAGCGGTTCCGACTTCTCCGTCTACATAAGCCGCAATTTGTGCGGCACGATTTACCAGACTACTGCCGTTGTCTCCAGCAAAGGCAATCACCCCTAGCTCATCATTTTCTGCTACGGCAGTATTTGAGCCGATGCTTGCGCCACGGGAACGTCCCAAAGTGAAGAACGCGCCGTTATTTGAAGCAGACCATGTAGTCGCAGCAATGTGCCCAACCGTTGTATTTGCAATTAAAAGCTGAGAATCAGCCGAGATTCCGTTGTCGTAATAAGTAAAGGTACCGTTTGTAATCCTGCCGCCACCATCAATTGTTAGACGCCCAACACCATTAGTTGCTACCGCTACTTGGTCGGCGCCGGGGCTGTAGATACCGGTGTTGTCGTCGCCGGTAAAGGTGATGCTGGGGGTAGCAGCAGCACCAAGGGCAGCGCTGACTACGCCAGTGGTCGTGATGGTTTGGCTGCCAAAGTCTGGGCTGATCTTGGTGCCAGCGATGGCGGCGGAGGCGTTTACGTCCGCGTTGACGATGACACCGCTGCCGATAGCGGTGACACCCGTGTTGCTGATGGTCACATCGCCCGTGACGGCAGTCGAAGTGGCAACGTTGCTGGCATTGCCAAGCAAAATGTTGGCACTGGTCAGCGCAGCCAGTTTGCTGTATTCAATGGCGGCGTTGCTGGCAACTTTCGCATCCGTAACAGAAGAATCCGCTATGGCGCTGGCCGTGCCAGTTAGGTTTGCGGTAATGGTGCCAGCTGAAAAGTCGCCGGAAGCATCACGGGCGACGATCGCACTGTTGGTGTTACTGCTGGTGGCGGTAGTGGCAGAATTGCTGACCTTGCCGGCTGTGCTGATCGTGGCGAGTTTGGTGTCTGCAATTGCTGCCGAAGCATTGATGTCGGCATCGACAATCGTGCCATCAGCAATCATCGTGCTAGTGACGGTGCCAGTGTCGCCAGTGCTGACAAGCGTGCTGTCGAGATAAGTCTTATTGATTGCCGTACCTTGCCAGACCCCGGTGCCGATCGTGCCGACGCTGGTCAAGCTGCTGGTGACCACAGCGCTACCAAGGCTGGTGGCATCCAGCACCTTGGTGCCGTTGATGCGGTATTCCTTGGCGCTTGCAATGTTGACGTGCTCGCTGAACGTCCATGCGTCTGTGGCATCAACCCAGGTGATCGTCTTATCGGTGGTGCCTTTGAGCGTGATGCCGCCGCCATCGGCGGTCACATCCGTGGGTGTGCCGACCTTGCCGATCTCAATGTTCTTGTCCTCAACGATGAGGTTTTGTGTGTCGATCGTCGTGGTGGTGCCAGTTACCTCTAGGTCGGCGTTGATCGTGACCTTGCTATCGAACGTGGCAACGCCCGTTACGTCCAGCGTTCCAGGGATGTCAATGTTGCTGGCCCATTCGACGCCAGTGCCAGCCGCATCGGTCTGCAGCAGTTGCCGAGCGTTGCCATCAGCCAGTTTGCTGACCGCGATCTCGGCGGTGGCGCTGATGTCGGCATTGGTGATCGACGCGCCAAAGGGTTGATAGGCGAGGCTGTTCCAGGCGGTGCTGCCATTGCCGATCTTGATTTTACCCGTATCGCTTTCACGCCCCAGCTCACCGGCCAGCAGCGTAGGATTTTCAGCAGTCCAATTTGCTGCGGTATCTTGCCGCAGCTTCAATTGAACTTTTACAGTGGTTGGAGTCGTCATAATTCAGCACCTCCTCCTGCGAGAATCACGGATGGATCGGGGTCTGCATTCTCACAGTCTAAGACAAATGGTGCCATGCCCACAAATGGAATGGCCGAAAAAGCAAATGCAGCGGACAGTGTGGCGCTCTCGCAGTCCAAAATAAAAAATATAACCGCACCATCTAGCACTTTAAGATTTATGGTGATATTGTAATAAGTCCCAAAATGCTCTTCTTGTGGTGAATCCAAATATCTGTATTCTGCGCTTGAAGGAACGACGCTTAAACCGCCCCAAAGATCAGAGGAGATGCTAAAACGACGCAGCCCGCCACCAGAATTAACATAATGACTCCGAATCTGTTCGATTTGTGCCTGTGACAAGCCGCGATAGGTCAGTTGTAACGCGTGACCGTTAATTCTGTTGGAATGACGAAAACGAATTGGACCAGCAAAAGTAGAAACTTCGCTGATGTTAGAGACGCCAGCGTCGAAGCTGATCTCATTGGGGATAATACGCGGAAAGTCTGCCATGGTTATATGCTATATGGCGGCAGCAGTTGCAGCTCAACCGCCACATCAATCAATCCTGGCGAATAGCTGGTTTGCGGGCTGTTGGCATAAATCCATTCATAATTTGCCGGAAATGTCAAATTTGATCCGGTGAGTAATGTTGCTGGAATAGTAAATGATTGAAATCTGCCGTGGATATTGTAGTGTCCAATAATTGCAGCGTGTTGCGCCGTGGTTAAGCCACGAAATCCAAGCCGCAAAACATGGCCAACAGATACATTTGCATGACGCACGGCAAACTCATCACCAGTCAAGACACCAATAGGTGTGGCAGGATTGGCGCCTAGGATGTAGGTGCGGGTTTGCGGCGATAGCGAAGGGAAGGTGGCCATTATGAGTCGGGTCTTCCATCCCAAGTGTCTTGAGGGCCGGCGTTAGTGTCGTTGGTGAATTCCCATTTTCCCGTTTGAGTTACTTCGCTATTTGAAGATAAGGGAATTGTTCCGAAAGGCAAACCTGAAGTCGGGACGTTGGCTACGCCGCCTATGCCATAACCCGCCGTGGCACCGATTGCTTTTGCGCTTACCGTGGATCTCCACGACGATGGCACATAGCTGGATCCGGACACATCGCCAAAGGCACCGCTTGAAATCGGCCTGAGTCCGATTAGATACAGAGATTCTGGTTGATCTGGGCCGCCATACGGTACCCACGTTGTCGTGAACTGCGTAGGCGCAGACGCAACAAATCTTGCATATGCATATGCCGTTAAATCAGGCTCAATCGGATCAGACTTACCGATCACAAAGGCATCGCCAAGGCCATCTGGAGTGCTTGGATCAGGGCAGCGACCGATGCCAACAATTTCGTAGTCGATGTCGGCCTGAGTGATTGTGTAGGTGAAAAGTTCAGATCCTTCGTCAATTTTCTCACACACAAGATCTGCGTTGACCGGATCAGTACCTTTCGGGCAGCGATACCATTCGATATACGCACCAGGGCAGACGCCGCTGACGGTAATATTTTCGCCTTCGACTTTGTTATTGGAAAGTTCTCCGGTAACTGCGGGGTAACCGGGATTGGAAATGTCGCCAGTTGGGGTGCCTTCGCCGTTGGCAGTGATGTCGCTGTCGAAGCTGCCTGCTCCAGGGAGGCCGGGGAGGTTGCCGCCGACATCCGAAATGGGGGCGCTGGAGGTGTTGAGGTTGCAGCTGAAGTCGGCGCGGCCAGTGGGGAGCGTGTAGCCGGCGCCCGTGGCTTCGGCAACAGCAAGTGCCACCAAGCTGCGGTTTTGGTTGTCTACCGGGAAGTGCATCAGATCCAGCTCAACCACGCCGCTGATGCTTTTGCTGATGCGCTCGACTTCGTAGATGTAGTCGTGGTAGGTGGCGACATCAGGCTCGGTTTCGCGCAGCAGCCGAACACGTACCAGATCACCGATGGCAAGGGTGCCGCCGTAGGTGTCAGGCTTGACGCGGATGCGGAGGCTATGGCTGACGTACTTGCGGCGGGCCACGTAGTAGGCGCCGACCTTGATGGCGTGGTTTTCGGTGGTGCAGAACTCGCTGAGGTCGTGCTGTTCGAATGGGCCGTTGATAGCCTCGCCGTTGAAGCGGACTTCGCTGGTGCGCACCACGCCGACGTCGGTGTCAGGCTGCTGGCGCCAGAGCATCAAGGCGCAGATCGGTTTGCGCTCGCTCAAAGGGATGTATTCAATCTGGAAGCCGCCCGGCAGAAGGTGGTCTTCGGTGAAGGTGAAGACCCAGCTAACAGCGGTGGTTTTGATGGTGTAATCGTTATTGATTGGCACCAAGGGGCGGAAACCTTTTTTGCCTTGTTTGTCGCTAAGACGCATCAAGAATTTTGGAGCGATGCTTTGCAGCCAATCTTCAAGGTTGCTGGATTGATTGAACTCGCCGTTATACAAAAATGAGTTTGCGTCGGTAAAGTTGGCCGCCAAAGTCATGGCGGTCATATCAACAAGACTGGAAGGTAAACGGCTGGACTGGTTAATCAGATAAAGCGCCAGGTCGACGATGTTGTTGCTGGGACCGAAAGTACTGTCGAGGATGCGTGTGACTTGCATACCTTCGCGCACAAAAGCATGGATCTGTCGGTCCCAGCGTTGGTCGCCGTTGCCGTAGATCCAGTCGAAGCTGAGCGTGGTCAGATTCGCGTATGTGCCGCTGGTGCCGCAATGCACGGGCACCTCAGCAAGTTGAAATGTTTCTGCTGTTACCTTACGTGTTTGCAGTACCGGGCCCCCGGGACCAGGGCTAAGCGAACCAGGATAATAATGCTTATTCCCGTTATAGATAAACTCCCAGCGTGTAAAGCCAAAGCCGTAGGTTACAGGTGTTGCGTTGTACCAGGTCGGGTTAGCTGTGCCGGGTGCGTCAAACGAAAACTGCACCGTATCGACAAGGCTGTCTAGCGGGTCAATAAATGCACCAGGCAGCCATGCGCCGGCGCGGCGGTTATACGTCTGTACATAGTTGCCGACTTTGCAAGGTCCTTGATATAGGTCGTTTAGCGGTAGTTGCGGTAGATCGCCTTCGCTGAGAACCAGTTGGTAATAAGCTGTCAGGTCATTGTTGTTGTCGTTTTCAAATCGGCCTTCACTGGCGCCGGGGGAGACCCAGACGCCGCCGTTGTCGTTGGTGCGGCGGCAGAAGACGATGGGGATGGGCTCGCCGATGGCGATGGAGCGTTGGCGGACGTCGAGTTGTTGCGTGCCACGGGCGGCGAGTTCTTCCTTCGGAGTTGTGATTGCCCCGGTCAGGTAAGGGAGAAGCTCCAGTGGGTCTCGGACGACGATGCTCATAGCTTGATCGGCGACCCGATGAGCAGGTTGGTGAACTTACGCGGTGGCACTTGGGCGCCAACAGGGGCAAGACTAGATCCAATCGTAATCGTCCAGCTCACGAATGACCCGCTGATGCGGATAACCTCGCCCGTGAAGCTGCCGATCAGGGTTTGGCCTGCAGGTGGGGCGCTCTGGCCAATAAGCGAATCGAACTCATACATTTGAATTTCGCACAGCCGGTTGTTATTCAGCGCGGCAGTAAAGGCCGTGACGGCTTCGTTCGTGGCCGGGATTTCGATGGTGATGTCGTTGCCGCTGCCTGCTCCACCCACTACGCCGTTGGCCGTAAACGGGTGGTACTCCCAGGAGCCGCTGTCCCAGGAGACGGTCTGGTTGATGTAATAGCTCTGCCAGCGGGTGTAGGTGCCGCTGTTGTCGAAGATGCGCAGGTACTGGGATTGGGCGCGGCTTGTCATGACACACCAGCGAAGCGGCGGGCACTGTAGCTGCGGCTGTTATTCAGGATCGTGTCGGCGACAGCCTGGAGGCCAGCTTCCATGTCCTGTATTGTTACATAGTTCTGGCCGCCTTGTTGCATCACCGGGCCGGTGGTGATGTTGATGGCGGGTGGTGCGGCGTTGCCGTCGATTGCTCCAGCGCCACGGGCGCCGAGCATATAGTTCATGGCGAAAGCGGCAGCTTTGGATTCGGGTACCACGTATTCGCCTTGACCGCCTTCGCCGATGACAGCATTTGTGGGGCGATTGACGTAACCGCCTTGGGCATAGTGGGCTTTGATGTAGGTTGATTTCATGCCGGCAGTTGGTGTAGAAGCGGCTGCGGCGGTGGCGCGGGCGATATTGACCGAGGTGATAGCGTTAGCGGCCGCGACAGCGTTGCTGGTGACACGCGCCATGCCGGAGGCAAGTGTGTTGGTGAGGTTTACATTGTTGACCAAGGCGCCGGACATTTGGACAGCTTTGTTTACGGTGAAGCCGATTTCCTGACTGACCAGTTTTTGTTCGTATTGCTGCTGGGCCGTAAGGACTTTGCTCTGCAGTTGGGCGCCGGCTGTGATCGCTTGGTATTGTGCAACTTTTTGTTGGGCCTGTAATTGCTCTTCTACGCCAGTGATTACAAGATTTTGGTTGTCGAGGGATTGCTTGAGTTCGGTGTTGATGCGAACCAGGGCGGCGTTGCGTTTTGTGTCTTCGAGTTCGCCAGCAACTTTTAGGCGTTGCAAACTGGCTTCTTGTTCTATTTCACGAATTTTTAACTGCTCCATTTGCAGGCGCAGTTGCAGTCTTTGGGTATCGAGATTTATGTTCTTGATGGCTTGTTGGTATTCTGTTTCGGCAAGTTTTACGGCGACCTGGAAGAGGCGCTCGGCAATCTGAAGGCGTTGTCCGCGTGTAGTGGCCAGCTCGTATTCACGCTGCAGTTGCTGTTGCTGCAGTCCCAGCAGGGCATTTTCGGCCTGGTAGAAAGCGGAACTTACACTGGCGCGAGTTTCTAGTGCGTTCTGCTGTTTTTGTATTTCTAAAGTAGCTGCTTGGATGGGAAGAAGTGTAGCTTCTGCATTTGCAAGCTGCAGCTCTTGTTGCATTTGAATTTTTTCGTATGCGTATGCTTGTGCTTGAAGATTTGTTTTGATGTTGAGCTGTGCAATTTCTTGTTTTTTGAGAATATCGATGTTTTTGATGCCAAGATCCAGCGAGGCTTTGTCTAGACCAGCGTTTTCGGTAAGAAACTTTTTCTTTTCTTCGCGGGCTTTTTTGTTGATATTTTCGATTTCATTAAGTTTGTCGAGTTCGTTGTTTAGTTGTTTTTCGGCGATGGTGCGTCCCAGGGTGCGTTGTTTTTCAAGGTCGATAAGTTTTTTATTGTGTTGCATTTCGCGCAATTGCGCGTCAGAAGTAGTCTCAAGCGCAGCGGCGCGTTTTTCTTCCTCTTCTGTTATTACTTCTACTGCTTCGGCGCTTCTTAGTAAGAAAGATAGACCAGCGTTAATTGGTTTTAAGATGATCGTGGTTAGTGTTAATATTTCTGCTAATCCAGAAATAATGGGTCCTCCTATAATGCCGGCAAACTGTTTTACAACACCTAAAAATTCGTTCCAGGAGTTTTGAAGTCTGTTTACTTCTTCTGTTATACGGCGTTGAGCATTGCCGGATGCTCCGGTTTGGTCTGTTATTTCTTTTTCGATAGCAACGCGGGCTTCTGCAGTTTTGCCTGCTTCGGTTAAAAGTCGTACGGTAGTTGCCAGTTCTTTGTTGACGCGGAGGGTGCTGTCGCGCAGGGCGTCGACATTGAGTAAGCGGGTGTCGTTGCCGAGTTTTTGAGTGGCGGCAATGATGGTGTCTATTTGTTGGCCGACTGCGGAGAGTCCCACGCTGAGGGCCATGCCGCCTAGGCCGCCCATGGCGCCGCCTATTGCGCCACCCGCAAAACCGCCGAAGATAGCGCCGGGGCCGGCGCCGAACAGGGCGGGGAAGGCGCCGCCGAGGATGGCGTTTAGGGAGGCTTCGCTAGCCAAACCCTGCGTTTGGCCGCGTCCCGGTAATCGTGGTGGGGCGGCCGGACCTTGCACGGGTCCCCTCCCTTGCGCAATATCCATGCGCCGCTGTATACGCGACATTGCTATATCGAGTTCTCTAAACTCGTTACTCGTCACGTCGACAAGTTGTCGTAAATCGTTTAGTTCTCCTTGATAGGCATTTAGTGCTGCGATGCTGTTTGGTATAGCCGCTTCTTGTTGAAGTAATTCTTTGACTAAGGCGCCACCACCTATTGTACGGCCACCTTCTCCGCCGAAAGACAGTTCTTCAGCCAGCGTTGCTAAACGCGTACGACCTAAAGTGTTTGCAGCAACAGCTGCTTGTTGAGCTGCGACTGTAAATTCACGAAACTGCGCAGAAGCTATATCACTGTTATCCGCAATACGCTTAAACGTCGATGCGAGTGCAGTTGTATTTGCGATAGTTCTATTTGTTGTTGTACCAAATGCTTCTACTGCTCGATCGCTATTGATGAAGCTATTTTTTAAGTTGTTTAATTCTCTTGATGCCGCTCCAAAGCGATCGGCTAAGTCACCTCTACCTGCTACACGGGCTAAATTGATAGGACGTGTATTTATGTCCTTTACTAGACGTTCCAATTCTTGGACGCGGTTTAGAACCCCGTCCACCATTCCGGTGCCAGTTACGCGTACGTTGATAGAGGCGTCGTAACTGGCCACTCGCGTTTTACCTCAGTGATGACAGTCTAAATCGAAAGCCGCCGGGGTTAGCGGCGGCGTTTGGCGGCTTCGATGGCCTTGCGTTCCTGTTCGGCGCATACGTTGAGGAAAGCGTTCCAGCCGAGTATTTCGATCTCGGTCATCTGGGTGCGGAGCTGGGTAAGAGTAAGACCCAGCTCTTTGGCGACATGGAATTGGAGTAGAAGGTGTTTGTCCTTCTCCAGGTCGGCCTCAAGGGCTTTTGGTGTCCAGTTCCTCGGAGTCGTCGGTCAAGATGGCGAGCATCAGTGATTGGAGATCCTTGTCCTTGACTTCGTTTTTGAGGACATCGATCTCGCCGGGCTTGAAGAGTTTTTGGCCGGAGTCGTCGCAGGCTTTGTTGATCAGTAGCTGGAGCGCAAAAGCGGTGGCGTCCTCCGACTTGGCTTGCTTTTGGGCGCGTTCGCGCTCAGCCATGGTCAGAGGGGTGACCCACATCTCGAAGATCGTTCCATCCGAAAGTTCGACTTCTTTTTTGGTGGGCTCCAGGTTCGCGGCCTTGCGGAGGCGATCCAGGGCTGATACGGGGGTGGGGCCGGGCATAAAACCAGGGATTGGTATGTTCTACTGTAGCGGATTAGTACAAAAAAGCCCCGCTTGTGGCGGGGCGTGGATTTGAGTAGACGCGGTATCAGCTCTTGCTGAGGTCGAAGGTGGGGGCGGCACTGGGGCGGAAGTTGATCGAGACGCTTTGGCCGTCGTCGGGGTTCACGCTCAGGCTGGCCGAGGTGAGGATCACCGGGACGGTAATCGAGCGGCTGGAGGTGTCGTTGACGGTGCCGCTGACGATGACGCGATCGATGTAGAGCTTCATCGTGGCGCCCACTTGGCTGGCTTGGATGACGTCTTCGATCATCCGGCTGGCCAGGTTGGTGTCGTCGTCGGTCGTGTACACCGTGGCCGAACCAGAGCCCTCGGCAAAGCCGGTGATGAAGGTACGGAAGGGAGCGTACTGGCCGGAGGTTTGACCGATGGTGGTGACGTCGATTTCCGAGCGGGTGATCTCGAAGGTCCAGTCGCGGACACTGCCGACAGCAGCCGGGGCGGCGTACGCAACCTGGAAAGCATTAGGGGCAACAGCGGTGCCGTCATCGGTCAAATCAACTGCTGCACCACCTGCGGTCGCAGAAACTTCAAGAACGCCGGTAGCCGCTGCATACGCAATGACGTAGTAAGTGGTGCCAGCGGTGAGGCCAGCAGGCAGTGTGCCAGAGCCGCTACCGCCAGTTTCGGTGTTGACCACACTGAATTTGACAGGGTCGCCTACCTTGAAGTTCAGGTAGGAAGCAACAGTGATTTCGTCGTCGGCGATGTCGACGGCGGCTTCAGCAAAAGTGGCTGTAGTGCCAGCAGGGCTGTAGTACAGGGCGCCGGAGGTGCCCGTGAGAACGGTGGCCATGGGGAGTACCTATGGGAAGTGAACTGCGGGCACTGCCCGGCTTAATACAGGTTAGCGCCAGTCAACACACTCACTATGGAATGATCGTGGCCTGGAATCCTGCCTCGATTTTAGAAATAAAGTACGGCGTAAAAGCACGACGAGATTGCTGAGCTGGAACTGTCCCAGTGAAACTTGGGGAGAAAGAAGGGCCGTCGATAGCGCCGAGGCGAACGTAGACGCCGCTAGCTGTTTTTGCGGTGTTGTTTAGCGTGTCTAGAACGTTGTAAGCGGTTGTTGTGAGTGTCTGGTTGCGACCCGCACCTTGGCCTTTTTGGGTGTGGACGCGCACCACGATGATGCCACGGGCATACTTGTGGTTTGTTGTAAGTGCGGTTTCGGTGGTTAGGCCGAATTGGAGGTTTACATGGACAAATTCGTCGACGGCATCGACGTCATAGTTTATAACGTTGTCGCAGTAAACCGGGATAGACGGATTGAGGGCGTTATAAGCTGCGATTAGCGGGGCTTCAAACGCGGCCCGGATGAGTTGGTAGTTCATTCTGGTTTAGCGAGACGAACGCCACGTTCCAGTGCTTTTTGCATTTTGCCGCCCCGTATGAACAGGGGGTACCAGTCGAGTGGGGCGGTGGAGCGGGCGTTGCCGCGGCCGGATTGAATCTCGCCGCGGCGACCGTTTTCGGGGCGCGTTCCGCGGGCAACGATGTCGCCGCCGGGGCCGGATCCGGGATAGCGGAAGTCCTCGCGTGGTACGTCCACTAGGTCCATGGCAATTGCGGCGTGCGGTGCCAGGTTTTGGATGACGTACTTGACAACACGAGATGCTTCGCGTTTCGTCGAAGGTAGTTTAGGTATGTCAGAAATACGGTACGGGTAGGCACCGCTGCCGGTGCCGGAGCTTGGGGTGCTTGCGACCCAGCTGTCTTTGAACTCGCCCGTCCAGTCAGGCCCCGCTTCGGCGAGACCGTTCATGATTTCTTTGGCGGCGTTACGTGCCAGGCCGTTTAACCACTCGTAGGCGTCGCGTTCTATTGCTCGTTGGATGCTTGCCATTACTGGGGCCTCGCTAGAAGGACGTGCATGATTGGGCTGTCGCCGCGATATGTTTTGACGTTGATGATGCGGGCGGTGCGTGTCGTACCAGCTTCGGTGTATTGGATTGTATCGCGGATGTTGGGGTAGTAATTACCGAGTTCGGCGTTGCCGATGATGATTTTTAGGTCGTTTGTTTGATAGAAACCTTCAAATTCTTCGGGGTTTGCTTGTGTGATAACACCACGAACGGTGACGTTGGTGTTTGTGTTGCTGAGCGAGCCAGTGGTTGAGTTGTAAGTGGAGGCGGTTTGTTTGACGTAGGTGAAGTTATAGCCCCAGTCGGCCAAAAGCGGGGCGGGAATTGCAGCAAAAACGGTGTCAATAAGGCTCATGGTTAACCTCTAACGGCGCGGATCTGGAAGCCGCCGGAGCCACCGATTGTGTAGGCGCCAAGGTAGGACTGGAGCCAGGGGTAGACGTCGAAGATGTTGTTGATGGGGTTTTCGTATTTGCTGTCTTTGTACTTGACGCGGAGTTCGCCGAGTTGGACTTCGTCGTACAGCTCGTCGGCGTCGTTTTGAGTGCCAGTGATGGCGTCGGTGTTATTGGCGAGTTCGCGTGCCAGCTCGAAGGTGGCGTACTTGATGGCGTTCGGGATGACGCTGCAGACCAGCTCGACGCGGTCGATTAGCCAGTTGTTGCGGGGCCACTTGAGGGCTTGGCCGTTGTCGCAGCGATCGCCGTAGAAGTTCAGGCTGTCGATCCAGCGGGTGGCGGAGATCAGGGCGCGGTTCTTTTGGTCGTCGGTCTTGGTGGTCCAGGTCGACGAGTCGGGGATAGTCTCGAAATACGAGTTGGCCTCGGCCAGCGTGACGTAGCTGTTGGCCGATGCAGAACTCAAAGTGGCGTTAATTGTTGCGGGCACAGTACGTCACAGCCTCCGTCTTATCAGTGTAGCGGCAATAAAAAAGCCCCACCCGAAGGTGAGGCTGAGTTTGATTTGGCCGAAGGTCAAATCGTGCTGGTGTCCAGCGGGCTGTTGACGGTGAGCTGAACCAGGGGGATCAGGTCGATGTCGTAGGTGGCGGTCCAGTTGCCAGCGGTGGAGAGGCCGCCGTTGGTCGGGTTGTCGCCGGCATCGCCCCACTTGGTGCCCATCACGTGGTAGGCGCTGTGGTAGTCGACCGAAAGCACATCCTGCTTGGAGAGGACGTTACGGTCGGCTTCGATGCGGAGGTCTTGCTGCACACCCTCCATGATGGTGCCCGACTTGGTCAGGTAGCAGTAGAACTCGCGCTGGTGGCCAGCGGTGCCAGGGGCAACGGTGTTCACCAGGGGATCGATGATTACGCGGCAACCGGCAAACTCGCCGATTTCGCGGGCACCAACGCCTACGCCACCACCGCCCCAGACAACGCTGCCGGCTGCTGCCAGAGCGGAAGTCGAGAAGGTCAGCAGGCCCACCTGATACAGGTAGAAGCCGACCGAGGGATGGACAACGAGGAGATCAAGTTCGCTGCCACGCTCACCCAGGAGGGCGCGGGCGCGGGACACGGCAGCGCCAGTCAGGAAGTTGGCTTCGGCACCGCCGGAAGCGGCGGCGACGGCCAGATCCAGTGCGTTGGCGGACAGGGCAGTGCCAAACAGACCGGCAAGCTGGCTGAACAGACGCTGGCTGTTCAGTTTGTTGATGGCGTCGGCAAGCTGGTTGCGGATGTGAAGCATGGGGTCTTCACCGGCAGCCAGCATGGCCACGTCGTCCACTGCATACGCAAAACCGCGATGGCAGATGGTGGCGATCTGGGTGGCGGTGCCGATCTTCTGAGGGGTCAGGTAGCCGGCGTTGCTGGTGCCCCAAGTAGCCGTGCCGTTCATGATCTCCTCGGTAGGAGATACGGGGTTGAACTCGGGCACTTGGATGCGGGTGCCGCCTTCGCGGGCATCCAGCAGAGGAGTACGCACCACGGCGCCGCTCTTCAGGAAGAGGGAACGCTCTTTGATGGCCTCAGACACATAGGTGCTGAGGTTATTGCGCTTGACGATGTCCGCAAGAAGAACACCGCCGGAATAGTTCTGGAAAGGAGCAGCCATTGGGCCTCCGAAAGGTCAGGGGGTTTGCGTCCCAGTCACAGACTTGGGTGGTGGTGCCTCACTGAGGCTTAAAGACCGGCTTCCCTCTTCAGCACTGCTGCGAGTTCAGGGTCTTGGGCGGACAGCATCATCTGCTGCGTTAAGTTAATACTACCTTCCTTCCAGGGATTATTCATACCTGGGGCGACAGTAGAAGTGGGATTGGGCTTGGCGCCCATGCCGGCAGCAGAACTTGGCTTGAAGTGATGTTCAAAGCCGGAGCCGGGATTCTTCAGGTTGTTTAGATATGCCTGAAGGTCTTGTTCCACGCCGCCGTTGAGGACGACGACGCTGCCGGTTTCGTTTTTGCGGAGGTTACCTTGGAGCAACATCAGCATTTGCTCGGCGTTGATTGCGCCAGCCTGACTGATGGCGGCCATGGCCGCTGTTCGCATCATGGCGGCTTCGTTTGAGTTGCGAAGGTCCTCAAGTTGGCGGTTCAGATCGGCGATTTGCTGATCTTTTTCTTGCGCCGTTTTGTTGGCCTCTTCCCACAGATCTTTCCACTGGCCTTGGTCTTGGAGGACTTTTTTGCGTTGGTCGTCCTGCTTTTTGTAGACCTCGTCCAATTTTGCCTTGATGCCTTGGAAACGTTCCTCGGCTTCGGCGGATTGGGCTTTCAAGGCTTGGATCTGGGACTCGTACTCAGCCTTGATGCCAGTGACATCAGGGGTGGGTTGAGCGGTGTCGGCTCCAGCCACAGGCTGGGGTGGAGTCGCCACGGGCGTCTCCTGGATGACTTGCTCTTCCATGCGTTAGAAATCAAAAGTGGGGGTGGGTTCGTCGACAAACACAGGCTCGCTGGTGGCCTTTTTGCCAGCCTTGCGGGCGGGTTTTTCGGGAGCGGGTTCTGCTTTTGCAGCCCGCGCAGCTTCATCCATTTCGACCATTTCCCAGCGGAAACTGCCGTCAGGCTGCTGCACGTAATCCAGGCTTTTCACCAGCGGACTGTAGAAAGTGCGCTTCTAGTCTAGAACAAAAGAGATAAGGACTCTTCCTCTTCTTCCTCGCGGGCTTCTTGCTCGGCGGATTCGATGGGTTCCAGTGATTCGTTGTTGCTGTGCATAGGCGTGCCAGTGGAAAGAATTTCGCCTTGGCGGAGGATGTCGCGGAACTCTTCGCGGTCGATGACCTGTTGTGCGAACAGGCTCGTCAACGCGGTGATGTCTTGGCCGATGAGGCGGTCGATGTCGAAGTCGCGGCTGACGTAGACCTTGGGAGGTTCCAGTTGGAGGTAGTTGGCGGCAAGGTTGAAGGCGCCTTGAAGGGTTTGCTGGAGATCCATGGAGACCATCGACAGCATGGAGTTGGTGTCGACGCGGTCCAGGCGGCGGGCGTCGGCAGACTCGGCGACAAACTTTTGCTGACTCAGCGTGCTGATGCCAAGCGTCGCCATCTGCATCTGGAGTTCTTTAATTTCGTTCGATTGGGCTTCAAACGCACTCGATGCAGGCTCCACGTAATAAGCCTTGTTGCCGGGCTGCATCGCCAACGCATAATTAACGCTGATAGCAAGGTCCTTGGTTTGGTCGTCCCAGCCTTCGAGGACGAGCATCGGTTGGCTGGCG